AGCGCTGCGCGAGTACCTGCGCGAGCCCTACGGCAACGAGGAAGACGGCCGCTCTGCTGTTGTGGCGTCCGATGTCTTCGATCTGGTCGAGGGCATGCTCCCCGATCTGGTCGAGGTGTTCGTGGGGTCGGACGAGGCGGTGCGCTTCGATCCGGTCGGTCCAGAGGACGAAGCGGGAGCCAAGCAGGCGACCGCGGCTTGCAACTACGTCTTTTTCAAGCAGAACAACGGTTTTCACGTCCTTTACGAAGCCGCAAAGGACGGGCTGCTGCTGAAGGTCGGCGCCGTCAAGTGGTTCTGGGAGGAGCGGCGCACACCGGAATTCACGCATCACCGCGGCGTGCCGGAAATGCAGCTGGCGGCGCACCTGGCGGCGAATCCTGATGTCGAGGTGATCGAGCAGGACGAGCGCGAGGCGCAGGGAACGGACGCTCTAGGCCAGCCGGTCGCCATGCGCGTCTTCGACGTTCGCCTGAAGCGGGTGACGAAGAAGGGCCGCGTTCGCGTGTGTTCGTTCCCGAGCGACGAACTGCGCGTCAACTCAGATCACGATTCGATCCTGCTAGCGGATGCCCGCTACGTCGCTCATGTGACGCGGCGCACGTTGTCAGACATCAAGCAAATGGGTTTTCGTGTGTCGGCCGATGACGTGCGGGCGGCGAGTCAGGACGAATCCATGGCGGATCGTGAGCTTCGCGACATGCTGCGCGAAGACGATCTTGGCCCGCAGGACGACGACGCGGAAGGCGACGAGGCGCAAGTCTCCGGGTGGCTGCGCGAGGAATACGTTCTCTGCGACTTCGACGGCGACGGCATCGCTGAGCGGCGGCGCGTCATTCGTCTGGGGTCGAAGATTCTTGAGAACGAGGAGTGCTCGCACGTCCAGATCGCCGCATGGTCGCCGATCCTGTTCACACATCAGTTCGCCGGCATGAGCCAGGCCGAGCTGGCAAGCGACTTCCAAAGGATCAGCACGGAGATTTGGCGGCAGTCGCTCGATTCGTTGCAGCTTGCCAACAATCAAGAAACGGTTGTCCTCACGGACTCCACTGGAAACCCGCTGGCGAATCTAGACGACCTGTTGAACCGCCGGCCGGGAGGCGTGATCCGCGAGCGGTCGGCGGGGGCGGTCAGGCCGTTTGTGGAGCAGTGGTCAGGGCTGCAAGCGATGCCCATGATCGAACTGCTGCAAGGCGCCAAGGAGAACCGCACCGGCTACACGCGCTACAGCCAGGGCCTCGACGCGGAGTCGCTGAACAAGACGGCGACGGGAATGAGGCTCATCACGGACGCGAGTCAGAAGCGCATGAAGTTGATGGCGCGGATCATGGCTGAAGCGCTTGTAGCGCCGATGTTCCGCGGCATCTTCAAGACGCTCACTGACTACTGCATGGAAAAACTGGCATTCCGGCTCAACGGCCAGTTTGTGCAGTATGACCCGCAGGAGTGGCGCGACGCCTACGACATGACCATCAATGTCGGCATCGGCACTGGCGACAAGCAGCTACAGATGGCGATGCTTGGCACGATCGAGCAGGCGCAGGGCATGGCGGTGCAGGCCGGAGCCATGGGCATGCTCATCACGCCGCAGAACCTCTACAACCTGCAAAAGCGCAAGGTGGAATTGGCGGGGTTCAAGGACGCGAACGAGTTCTGGACGCAGCCGCCGCAGCAACTACCGCAACGCCCGCCGCCTCCTGACCCGCGGGTGCAGTTGGAGAGCGCCAAGATGCAGCAGGCAGACCGGCAGTTTGCCGAAAAGCAGCGCTCCGAGGCCGAGAAGTGGAACGCCGAAGCCGCCTTCAAGGCGGATCAAGCGGAGCGGGACCGGCAATTCCAGCTCTGGATGAAGCGGCAGGACGCGGCGGCAGAAGTGGCTCGGCAGCAAGTGCCGCAGCATCAGGCGGCTGTCGCGCAACTGGCGTCAGACATCGCGGAGTTGCGCGAGGCTGTGCATGCGCTGCTGACGCAGCCGAGGGTGAAGCGCGCGCAGGCCACAAAGACGGCTGAAGGTCAGTGGCAGATCGTGTCGGCGGAAGACCCGCCGACTTTGCAATGAAAGGGGTGAGCAATGTCCAAGTCAAACACCTGGGAAAACGACCTCCTGTTGTTGATGTTCAACAACACGAACAGCAGCCTGCACGGTGACGCGACGGGGCTGCGCGGCAGCACGACGGCCGGCAGCTACTACCTGAGCCTGCATACGGCAGACCCAGGAGAAGCCGGCGACCAGACCACGAACGAGATTGCATACACGAGCTATGCGCGGGTGGCGGTGGCGCGCTCGGGCTCGGGCTTCACGGTGAGCACGAACACGGTTGCACTGGCTGCGAATGCCACGTTCCCCGCCGGCACGGGCGGCAGCGGCACGGCGACGCATTGGGGCCTAGGCTGCTCGTCGTCTGGCGCCGGCAAGCTTCTTTACAAGAGCACCATTAGCCCGTCGATCGTGTGCGGCAGCGGAGTGACGCCGCAGCTCACGGCCGGAACTGTCGTGACCGAGGACTGAAGCCATGCCCTCCCCCACCGTCACCATCTGGCGCCCGCCGCACGCTCTGGGTGTTGTCAGCATCGACGACATCAGCCGCGCGCTGAATCCGGGCAGCGACGCCGAGGTAACAGCGTCGTGAGCGGCGAAACGATCGTCTTTTACGGGGCGAGCAAGACGCTGGAGGCGAGCGGCGCGTCCATCACAAACAACTCAGTCGCGCAGGCCGACGACGCCACCTATGGGACCGTGGCCGATGGCGGTGGCTACCCAGACGGCGAGTTTGTGCTGGCTGCTGCGTTTGGGACAGCGCCGACAGAGGGCGCCGCGATCTCGCTGTATGCGCGACCCCTCGATGTGACCGGGACCAATGACACCGAGGTGCCAGAGGCGTCGCGGCCGACCTGGTTTGTCGGGTCGTTCGTGGTGAACAACGTCACGACGACGCAATACATGGTCTGCGTCGGGTACGACCTGCCAAAGTTGGCCTCGTACTACCTGCACAACAACGCGACAGGCCAGACCATCAGCTCGGGTTGGACCCTGGCAGTGACTCCAAGGACATTTGGCCCGGCAGCTTAAGCAAAAATGGGCACTGCTTGGGGAAGCCAGCCGCCTGACGGGCTAGTAGTGTGCGCGCGCGCGCGCCTGACCGAAGACCTGTTGGCGGCGTGGCTCCCGCACCCTAGACGGCCGTGGGACGCGGCCAGCGGAACATACGCACTAGATCCATATTGGCCCAGCGATCCAAGCTGGGGCGATCGCGCGTTCGTCGGCGAGTACGCCTATACGAACCGGGAAAGCCTAAACTACTCCGCGACGTTTTCGCGGGCCGTAGCAGCATCTGCATGGACGCAGATGCTGATCGTTACGCCGCTGTCGAGCATCACGTCATCCGCCCAGATGCAGATACTGGCCGGGCAAGGCGGTTGGAACTCGTCGGAGCTGTTGATTGGGCGTGGCGGTATCGCGCGCATCTCACACACGGTAATCGGCGGCGGCACCATCGATGCCCCGGCCTACACGAACGGCAAACGCTATGTGGTTGTCGCCGTGTCTACAGCCAACGGGAGCGAGCTGTGGGTTGATGGCGAGTTGGTGGGTACGGCAGCCGGGGCATTCGGGAATGCCGGCTACCAGCGGCAACTGAAATTGCGGTCGCCTTCAGCGACATCCGGTGTCGTCAGGTACAGCGGTGGCGCAGCCTGGGCTCGACGGCTCGCCGCCGATGAGATCCGCGCGCTGTCGCGCAACCCATGGCAGATATTCGCTCGCCAGCGCCGCCTCGTGGTGCTTGGTGCGGGCGGTGGGGCGACGGAGGCGACGATCAGCGCTGCCGCTGGCGCAGCGACTGGCGGAACCATCAGCGGTAGCGCGACGGCGGCGGCGGCCCCGAGCGCGGGGGCAGGAAGTGCAGGCGCCGGAACGCTTGCAGGCGCAAGCACAGCAACTGCTGAGGTATCGGCGGCAGTTGGTGTGGGTAGCGGTGGCGCTCTTGTTGGTGCCAGTACGGCTGCGGCGGCAGTCGTTGTAGCGGACGGCGCGGCGACGGGTGGGCAACTGTTAGGCGCCGCGGTTACTGCGGCCACAGTCAGCGCATCAGAAGGCGTTGCTACAGCAGAAACGCTTAGCGCTAGCGCGACGGCCAGCGCGGCTTTTGCGTCATCGAGCGGGGTGGCCGTCGCCGCGACGCTTAGTGCATCCGCGCTGGCGCAAGCTGCGATTGCATCGGCGGTTGGCGCGGCCACCTCGGCGACGATCAGCTCGGATCAGGGTACGGCGACGATCAGCGCTGCTGCCGGCGCCGCAACTACCGCAACTCTTGCCGGATCGGCCACTGCGGCGGGCGCGCCAGCAAGTGCAAGCGGCGCCGCGGCGGCTAGCACGATCGCAGCCAGCGCTACCGCGCAGGCCAGTATCACGCCGGCCGGTGGTCAATCGACGGCGGCGACGATCACCAGCGATCAGGGTACCGCTGCTGCTGCCACGGCGGCAGGCGCCGCGACGACAGGCACGCTAAGCGGCTCGGCGACCGCATCGGCGGTGATTGCGCCGGCCGGCGGCGCCGCGAGCGGTGGGGCGCTGGTGCCTGTTGGCGCAGTCGCGGCAGAGCGCGCGCACGGATTCGAGATAGGCGGCGACCACGAGCCAGAGCCCAAACCGAAGCGCCGCGGACTAGTGACGTTGACGCAGGAGCCGGAACAAAAGGCCCGCCACACGATCACCAAGCGTGAGATTGACCGCCGCGTCTTCGAGAAGGCCCGCGAGGAAGCGCGCGCCGTCATCGCCAAGGCGGCCGAGCAACACTCTACGGCTACATACGCCAAGGCCGAGCGCTTCGCCCAGGTGCGCACCGCGCTGAAGCCGCTGGCCAAGGCGCTCGGTGATTGGAACTGGATTGCCGTCTATCAGCGCATGTACCAAGACGCGCTTGACGAGCAGATCAGGCAGGAACTGGCGCGCGAAGAACGAGAGCAAGCCGCCGTCCGTGCGGCCGACGAAGCTGACGAGCGCGAACTGATGAATCTCATCATGGAGTGGATGTAAGTGCACGAGCAGACCGCAGAGAACCTGCAAAACGAGCACCTGCGCGGCGAGCGCGCGCGCGAACTGCTAGAACACCCGCTGATGGCAGAAGTGCTCGCGCTGATGGAGCGCGACCTGTTCGAGCGCTTCAAGCTCGCCGACACGATGAAGCCTGACGAGCTGGCCGAACTGCGGCGCCTCGTCGGCGCTCATCACAAGTTCACAAACATCCTGCGCGGCTACATCGCCAGCGGGGGAATCGCGGCCCGCCAGCTCGCCGAGGCCGTGAAGCGCGAAGGCGCGATCACGCGAGCAGCACGACTTTGGAGGGCATGACATGAGCGACCAAGCAAGTGCAGTCGCGCCGGACCCGACCGCCGACCTTCTGGCGGCCATCGGCAGCGGCGACACGGACACGGGCGAGGAACGAGAGGACGAAGCAGCGGCTCCCGCTCCCGAATCCGAAGCGGCGCCTGCCGAGGCCGACGAAGCCACGGCCGACCCGAAGCCAGATGCGACGCCGGCCCGGTACAAGGTCACAGTGAAGACCTCCACCGGCCAGGACGAGGAGCGCGAGGTACCGGCCGACGAGCTGGTCAAGGGCTACATGCTGCAAGCGGACTACACCCGCAAGACGCAAGAGCTTGCTTCACAGCGGCAGGCGATAGAGGTAAACTATCAGAAGGCCCTGCATGAGCAGCAATCCTCAATCGCCGATCACCTCGGCAAGTTGCAGGAACTGGTCTTGGCTCAGGCAGCCCCCGAGTTGAACGGGGTGGACTGGGTTTCGCTGAGCGTTCAAGACCCGGCCCGGTTTGTGCAACTGCAAGCCAAACAGCAGCAGGTGCAGCAGACCTGGCAGGCCCTCGAACAGCAGAAGACCCAGGCACGGCAGGCGCAAGAGCAGGCGCTGTCGAAGGCTGTGACGGACGTGTTCAAGGCGTCCGACGAGTACATCAGCCGGGAGATTCCCGGGATGGACGCGGCCAAGACGGCAAAGCTCCTCGGCGACGTGCAGAAGTCACTGGGTTGGAGCGGCGAGGACATCAAGGGCGCCGCGCGAGCCTTGGCACAGGCTGGAATGCACCCCGGGACACTCGGGCAAGTGCTGGTCCTGGCGCACAAGGCAATCCAGTTTGACGCATTGCAGAAGTCGAAGCCCGCCGCACTCGCAAAGGTCGCAGCCGCGCCGCCGAAGGTCGTCAAGCCAGCAGCGCCGCAGCCGCGATCCGCCCAGGACAACCAGGCGGCGACGGATCGGCTTCGCAAACACGGGCGAATCGACGATCTGGCGGCGCTGATTCCCCGGTGAGGCGCGAGGCTGAGCCGGGGTCCGAAAGAGGACCATGGCTCAGCCAACCAATACCTTCGACAGCTACGACAGTGTCGGCACGCGCGAAGACCTGCAAGACAAGATTTACATGGTCAGCCCGGAGAAGACCCCGGTGCTGTCCATGGGCCGCAAGCTCAAGGCGCAGCAGAAGTTCCACGAGTGGCAGCGCGACTCGCTGGCCGCGCCAAACAAGGACAACGCGGTCATCGAAGGCGATGAGAAGGCCGGCTCTGCGCTGACGGCGACGAGCCGGGTCGCCAACACGACGCAACTGTTCGACAAGGTGGCCGTCGTCACGAGCACGCAGAAAAGTGCGAAGCTTGCCGGCCGCTCCGACGAGATGCGCTACCAGATCGCCAAGGCGTATGCCGAGATCAAGCGCGACACTGAAGCGGCGATCTGCTCGAAGAACGCGGCGGTTTTGGGCAACGCATCGACGGCGCGCAAGAGCGGCGGCCTGGGCGTGTTCATCTACACGAACACGAGCCACGGCGGCGCGGGCGCGACGGCGGCGCACACCTCAGGCGCACCGACCACGGCGAACACGGCCGGCACGAACCGCACGTTCACGGAGACGCTACTCAAGACCGTCTTGCAGGGCGTCTACACGACCAGCGGCGAGTTCCCCGACACGATCGTCTTGACGCCGGCCCACAAGGCGACCTTCAGCGGCTTCGCCGGCATCGCGGTGAACCGCTACCAGGTGCAGAACGGCAAGCAGGGCCGGATCATCGGCGGCGCTGACGTGTACATGTCGGATTTCGGCGAGCTTACGTGCGTGCCGAACTACGTCATGGCGACCAGCGGCAACGACGTGGCGTGGGTGCTGAACGCCGAGCAGTACGGCTGGGCGACGCTGCAACCGTTCCAGAGCACGCCGCTGGCCAAGACCGGGCACACCGATAAGGAGATGGTCTTCATGGAGGGCTGCCTCTGGGTCGGCGCGGAAACGGCGCTCGGGAAGGTGGACAACCTGACGCCCTGACGCTGCGCTGAGAGGAGAAGCACCATGCGCGAAGTCTTCCAAGACGCGGACGCCGAGACCGGCATCAAGACGACGGTCCATGCGGACGAATCGCGCGTGGTGCTTCAGAAGACGGAGGACGTGGAACCGCATCTGCTGTACGCCAAGGGCCTGCGCGAAGCCACCGAAGGGCAACGCTGGGGCGAAGGGCGGGTGGTGGGCACGGTTCCGCTGTCGGTGTGCTCGCAGTTCATGCGGCAGGACGGGAGGCTGGATGCCAAGCGCCTGACCGCATGGATTCGCGAGAACCCGCAGTTCATCTGCTTCGACCGGTTTCGCTAGGGCATGCCATTCACCACATACGCCGAACTGCGCACCGCGGTCTCATCGTGGCTGGCGCGCAGCGACCTCACGTCGGCGCAGATCGACGACTTCGTGACGCTGGCCGAGGCGAAGTTCAACCGCCGGCTTCGCGTCAACGAGATGGAAACCGCGCTGGCCGAGACCGCGATTGCCTCGGGCGTCATCGCGCGGCCTGCGGGCTTGCTGGAATTCAAAGCCATCTGGTCAACGGGTGCCGAGCAGCAGACCTTGCAACAGGCCACGCTTGAGTTCATCCAGCGCCAGCAGTCGGTGAGTGCTCGGCCGCAGTGGTACGCATGGGACGGGTCGAATATCCGGTTCGACCGCACATCGGGCAGCGTGGCGGCGACCTACTACACCAAGATTACCGCCCTGTCGGCGGGGGTGCAGTGGCTGTACACAGCGAGCCCTGATCTGTACCTGTTCGGCACGCTGGAACAGGCGCACATCTGGCTCAAGGACGATGCTGCGGCGGCGCAGATAGCGGCGCGAACGGACATGCTCATTGACGAGCTGAACGCGCGCAGTGTGTCGAAGCAGTTCGGCGGCGGGCCGCTGGTGGCGAGGGCCAGATAGATGGCTGTGACGATGATTCCATTCATCGGGCTCGCGCCTGACATGCCGAACACAACGCCCGGCGTTCTCACCGCGGCGTCGTTCGCCATCCCGACGCAGCGCGGCATGCGGCGCGCGCCTGCGCTGTCTTTACTGGCTGGCGTCGATGCGCTGGCGGCAGAGTGCCGCGGCGCGGCGATGCTAAGAAAACTGGATGGTTCGACGAGGCTCTTTGCCGGAACGCAGACAAAGCTGTACGAGTTGAGCGGATCAAATTGGACGGATCGCAGCGCGGGTGGCGGAAGCTACACGGGCTCGAGCACGAACCGCTGGAGCTTCGCGCAGTTCGGTGACATCTCGCTCGCGACGAACGACACGGAGAACATCCAGCAAAGCAGCTCAGGCGCGTTCGCCGCCATCGCCAACGCTCCCAAGGCTCGAATCGTCATTGCGGTTCCGAACTTCGCAGTGGCGTTCAATACGCAAAATGGATCTGCCTCGTCGGCATTCGGAGACTCGCCTGATAGGTGGTGGTGCAGCGCATTCCAGAACGCAACCGACTGGGCGATCAGCGCGACGACGCAGTGCGTGAGCGAACGGCTGCTCGGCGGTGGCGGCGAGATCACGGCCGCGGCGCCGTTCGGGACCGGGTGGGTGGCGTACAAGCGCCGGGACATGTTCCACGGCTATTACTCTGGCGATTCGTCTGTCTTCACGACGCAGCGCGTGCCTGGGAACTGGGGGTGCGTCGGACCCGATGCAGTGTGCGATATCGGCAACGCCCATTTCGTTGTGGGTGAGGATGACATATACATCTATGACGGCGCCCGGCCAGTGTCCGTCGCGGACGGCAAGGTACGAGACTGGTTCTACCGCACGCAACTGGACCAGTCACAGAACTACAAATTGCAAACGAGTTTTGACCGGGCGCGCGGCATCGTTTGGGTGTGGTTCCGCAGTCAATCCGGCTCGTCATCAGAAGCGATGACGTATCACGTACAAAGCGGCAAATGGGGATTTGCGTATACGCCTGTGGAGACCTTATTCACGTACACGAATGCATATGGGTCTGACTCGGTGGGGGCTTTCAACACTAGCCACCAAGTCGGCACACTGACCGACACGGCCCACGCAAACAATATGGTCCTAATAACCGGCCTGTTCGGGTCTGATGACGCAGAGTCCATGCTCCACCGCGTACAGCTGTTGAGCCAAGCATTGCCTTCGAGCGCATTGGGTTACAACGCGTTCACGTATGGCCGGTCCGGTGGCGCATCAAGCACGGGCGGCGCGTTGTCATGGTCATCCACTGGCAATATCGACCTGCGGCAAACGGCGCACTGGCACAGCCTTTACCTGTCCTTGGCCGGCGATTGCGAGGTGCTCGGGATGCAGGTCCACATGAGGCCGGCGGGCCGCGGCCGATGAAGCTCGACGAGAACGCACTAATCCCGCTAGGCGGCTACGAGTCCGCGCGCTCGTGGTTGCAGATCAAGCTGCAGGAGATGGCGCGCGAGATCAACAGGCGCGCGCAGCTTGTCGATGGCAGCCTGACGGTCGATGGAAACTTGACCGTCACCGGGAACACGGCCCTCGGGGATGCCGCAGGAGACACGACGACGATCAGCGGCAATACCGGCGTGACGAGTGCGCCGGGGACGTGGGCCGCCTCCGCTCGTGCATTCGAGTTCGCGTATCCGTCGCTCGGGATGGATGGCGTGGGGGCAGCGTTCATCAGCTTCAACGCGCGCGAGGAATCTGCTGGAACGTGGAAGTACAAGAGCACCGACGAAGCGGTGCTGATCACGCTGACCACTGGCGGCGCTGTCACCATCGCCACGGCTGCGTCAGGGACCGCCGGCGACACCATCACCTTCACCACACGAACGACGATTGCCAACGGTGGCCTATTGACGCAGGCGGCCGGGGCCGGGTCGGAGGTGATGCGGCTCGACTCCACGGGCGATACCTATCTGGCGTGGCACAGGTCGTCGTCGCGCAAATCTTACTTGCAATCTCACGCGACGGCCGGGTTCCTGATCGTGCAGGAAGAAAACCTGCCGGCCTCCATCTATACGAACAACACCGTGCGCACGCAGGTGGATGGCAGCGGCAACCTAATTCAGAACGTCAACGGCACCGCACCGACGCTCGGGACGAATGGGCAGATGACTTTCGAGCTGACAAGCAACACTCTGCTTTCGATCAAGGTGCGCGGGACGGACGGGACGACGCGCACTGGCACGTTGGTGTTGGCATGAAGATCGCCGAAATCCACCCGGCATACGTCGATCGCGAGTGGCGCGACGGCGCGAGCCAGCTCGCCGAGGCGTGATGCGCCTCCTCATCATCCCTCCAGCCCATCTTGATCGCGCCTGGCGCGAGGGGGCGAATCAACTTGCCGAAGCCTGCAAGTGGGCCGACCGCGAGGTGACGCCGGATCAACTAAAGATGATGCTGGCCAGGGGCGAGCGCACGCTATGCGCGCTGGAGGACGACGCTGGGCGCTTGGTCGCGTTCGCGGCCACTCAGGTGCAGCAACTTCCAAACATCCGCGTCCTCTACATCTACAGCATCTTCGCCCCTGGCGCGACGGCGCCGGAGTGCTTCGAGCACTTGGCCGGCTACGCGCGGCACGAGGGGTGCAGTTCGATCCGCGGCGCGTGCTCCGATGCCGTTGAACGTCTGTGGGCGCGCAGGTTCAAAGCCCGCACCCTCTATCACATCTGCGAGATTGACGTATGAGTGGCGGAACCGACACGATCCAGAGCACGAACATCCCTGACTGGGCCGTCCCCTATGCGCAGGGCTTCATGGGCCGCGCGCAACAGGTGGCTGATCTGCCCTATCAGGGGTACGACGGTCAGACCGTCGCGCAGCTCAACCCGTACCAGCAGGCAGGGTATGACGCCATTGCGGCCCGCGCGTTGCAGGGCTCGCCGGTCAGCGATGCGGCGGCGGGCGAAGTGACTCGCACGTTGCAGGGCGGTTACCTCAACGCGAATCCGTATCTGGACACGATGGTGGACCGCACGGCGGCCGACATTCGGCGCAGCGCGGACGCTGCTGAGGCGCGCAGTGCGGGCTACGGCAACACCGGCCGCGAGGAGGTGACGGCGCGCGCGATCGGTGATGCGTCGGCGGCGATCCGCGGCCAGGACTACGCCCGCGAGCGTGGGTTCATGCAGAACGCGGTGGGTATGGCTCCGCAGATCGCGGGGCAAGACTACATCGACGCCGGGCAGTTGCTTGGCGCTGGTGCTGGGCTTCAGGGGCAAGAGCAACGCAACATGACTGACCAGTACCAGCGTTTTCTTGAGGCGCGCGGATATCCGCAGCAGCAACTCAACACGCTCGGCCAGGGCCTCGGGTTCAATTTCGGCGGCGCGCAGCAGGTGCCGGGGTCGAACCAGTTCGGGCAGGCGCTCGGCGCGGGCCTCGCGGCTTATGGTGCCTATGGTGGGGCCAGAGGGGGCGGGAAGTGAAGCGCGATCCAGAGTACTTCAAGGCGTATTACGCGGCGAACCGCGAGCGTCTTTTGCAGTACCAAAAGGACTACCGAGCAGCCAACGGAGAAGTCGTGCGCGCAAAGCAGCGAGCCCGCAGCACGACCGAGGAAGGGCGAGCCGCGAGGCGCGCGTCATACCGCCGATGCAAGGCGCAGATCATTGCCTACCAGAAAGCGCACCGCGAGGCGAACAGGGAAGCTATCGCGGAGCGCAAGCGCTCATACCAGCAGAGTCGCAAAGAGCAGATCGCGGTGGCAAAGCGCGCGTACTACGAGGCTAACAGGGATGCCGTTGCCGCAGCGATACGGCTGCGGAAGGCCCGCATCCGGCGCCCGGTGCAATGGGCAGACAAAAGTCTGATGGCAGACCTCTACAAGTACGCGAGGCTCATGCGAGAAGCTGGCGTTGACTGCCACGTCGATCACGTCGTGCCACTGCGCGGCAAAGTGGTAAGCGGTCTTCATGTCCACACCAATCTGACGGTTCTACTGGCACGCGACAACCTATCCAAGGGACGGAAATGGGAGGTGTCAGCATGAGCGGCGGTCAATACGGCGCGCTGCAACAGCTCGGCGGCCAGCAGATCGGCGGGCAGCCGCTCGGCGCGCAGCAGTTGGGCGCCTCACAGCCGTTCGGCGCGTATCGCTCGCCATACGCGAACAGCGGTGTTGCGCGGTTGTTTGGTGTTGGGTGGCAGCCGTACCAGCCGGCGCCGTATCAGCCGCGCATGTACCAGCCGCAGCAGCTCGGACCGCGGCCGACGTGGATGACGCAGCCGGGGACGGCTGGCGGTCCGGCGATGAGTGTCGGCGGCGATCCGGCGGTGGGCCGGGCACTGATGGAAGCGCAGGCACTGGCGGCATTGGCGCGCCGTCGAACAACCAAGGGCCGACGCCTGGGGTTCCTGGCTCGGCGATTGGCGCGGTCGCAGCGGCAGCGCTTGGCATGCCTCCTGCGCTCGGGATCGCGCTCGGAAACACCATCGGTACGGTCGGCGCTACGCCTGGCGTTGGCAACGACGCCGATGCAGCAGCAGCGGCAGCCGCAAACGGCTCAGGCATGGGGGCGGTTGGCATTGGCCCAGGCGTCAGCGGTGGCGAGGCGGCATCTGGCAACTCGCAAGGCGAGGCCGACGACGGATCGGGTGACAACGGGTCCGCTGGCGGTGATGGAGGCGGCGGCAAATGAGCATCCTTGAAGCGCTGAAGTTCTCGACCGGCGACGCGGACAAGGACGCGCAGCTCAATCGCGGCCTGCTGATGGCTGGCCTGCAACTCATGCAGGCTCGCGGATCGCTCATGCCAGCAATCGGGCAAGCGGGCATGACCGGGCTTCAGGCTGCGGACATGACGCGGCAAAGCCAGCAAGCGCGCGACCGCGCCGCGATGGAAGCGCAGATGCGCAAGCTGCTACTCGGCCAGGCGCAGCGGCAGGAGCGCATCGACGCCTTGCCGCAGCAGTTCTACCGCCCGCCGAGCATGCCGGCCGTTGATGCGACAGGCGGCATGGAGACGGCCGTGGAGGCGCCGAACAACGCCAGCGGGCCGGGCGGCATGGACACGGACGGGCTCATGCGGGCGTACATGGGCATGGGCGCCATTCCGCAGGCGGCGCAGTTGCGCGCGTTCATGCAGAAGCCGGAGGTGCAGCCGCTGGTGAGCAAGCCGGGCGACGTGGCGCGCGACCCGAAAACCGGCGCGATCCTCTGGCAGAACCCGGAAGCCGCGGACGGCGAGAAAGATGCATTCCTTCGCATGATGAAGGCGGCCGGCATCGACCCTGCGAGCGAGCAGGGACGGAAGATGCTGATGAGCTACTTGCAGAAGCAGGCGACGCACCCGGCGCCAGTCGCCATCCACAACGCGCCCTATGCGCCTGTGATGACCGTCGAAGGCCCGAACGGCCCGATGGCGATTCAGCCGGGATCAAGGCCAGGGCAGGCGCCAGGTGTCGTCATCAACCCGGTCACCGGAAAGCCAGCCGTGCCGTTCAAGGCCGAGCCGAACATGACCGAAGGGCAGGCAAAGGCCAACTTGTTTGGCACCCGCGCACAGGAGGCAAACAAGATCATTGCCACGCTTGCCGCGCAAGGCGTGCAGTCTCCGTCCTTGGCGCAGCAGGCCACCGGAGGCGAGGGCATGACGGGGGCGCTGGCGACGGCGTTCGCCACGCCGCAACAGCAGCAGGTTGACCAGGCGCAGCGCGACTTCATCAACGCGACGTTGCGCCGCGAGTCCGGCGCGGTCATCTCGCCTGCGGAGTTCACGAACGCGCGCAAGCAGTATTTCGTGATGCCGGGTGACTCGCCGCAGGTCATCGCACAAAAGGCGCGGAACCGCGAGATTGCGATTGCCGGGATGCTGGCCGAGGTGCCAGAGAACAAGCGCGGGGCCGGAATCCCCGCCGCTGGCGCATCGGCGCCTGATTCCGACCCGCTTGGCTTGCGGAGGAAGTGATGGCCGCGCCAGTCGTCAAGCTGTCGGAGATTCGGGCCAAGTTCCCGATGTACGCCGACTTGTCGGACGAGCAGTTGCTCATCGGTGTGCGAAAGCAGTTCTATCCCGACATCCCGATGGCGAAGTTCGCCGGCATGGTGGATTTCGACACACAGCGCAAAGCTCTACAGGCTGACGCTGCGCAAGAGTCGGGGACGTTCCTGTCTGGCGTCGGCCAAGCGATGACGAACCTCGCCCGCGGTGTGGGGCAGGCCGCTGGCGTGGTGTCACGAGACGACGTGAAAGAGTCGCGCCGACTCGACGCGGGCTTGTCGGCGACAACCGGGGGTAAGGTCGGCAACGTCGTTGGCAATGTCGCAGCGATGCTGCCGGCGGCGCTCATCCCAGGTGCGAACGCCTACGCTGGCGCAGCAGGTATCGGCGCACTCACCGGGGCATTGCAGCCCTCGGAATCCACTGGCGAGACGTTGACCAACACCGCCATTGGCGCTGCCGCCGGCCCGGCAGGCATCATGCTGGGTCGTGGCGTGGGGGCTACGTGGAACGCCGGGAAGGCGTTGGTAGAGCCGTTCACGAAGGCCGGGCAAGAGAAGGTCGCTGCGCGCACGCTTCAGCAGTTCGCCAGCAACCCGCAGAAAGCCGCCGCGGCGCTGAAGGGCGGCGGAGAAATCGTGCCGGGGAGCGTGCCGACGATGGCGCAGGCGTCGGGCGACTCCGGGCTTGCACAGCTTGAACGCGCGCTTGCCAGCCTTCCGACCACCGGCAAACGGCTCGCCGACCAGATGGCCGAGCAGCGCGCGGCGCGACTGGCCGCGGTGCAGAAGGTGGCCGGGACGGATAGCTATTACGACGCCATCAAGGCCGGCATCAAGACCTTCGCCAAGGATGACTACGACAAGGCCATCGCCGCGGGCTTCGACCCCAAGGCGCTTGCCATGTACAAAGGACAGTTGGATGCGCTGCTGTCTCGCCCGTCGATCAAGGCGGCGCAGAGCACGGCCCGCGAGCTGGCCGAAGAAGCCGGCGACGATCTGACTTCGCTTGGGTCGGTCAAGGGCCTTGATTACTTGGTCAAGGCTCTCGACAACAACATCAGCGCCGCAACCGGCGCGGGGTCATCCATTGGCAAGGCCAAGTTGGATGCCCTGCTTTCGACCAAGCGCGAGTTGCAGGACTTGATCGGCAAGGTTGCGCCAGCCTACGCAGAAGCGCGCGGCAACTTTGCGCAGATGGTCAAGCAGCGCAACGCAATGGATGTGGCGCGAGACGTGCTGTCGCGCATGCAATCGCCGCTCGGGCGCTACGGCGCTTCGACGAACGAACTGCGCCATGAGTACGCGCGAGCCCTTGAGGGCGCGACAGCAAGCGTGAAGAAGGCGACAGGTATGGACATGCCGCTTGCGAAGGTCATGCCGCAGGCCGATATCGACGCGCTAGAGGCCGTCGCGAAGGACATGGCGCGCGCCACGACGGCCGAGAACATGGGCCGCGCGGTCGGCAGCAACACGGCGCAGAACCTCGCGGCGCAGAACCTGCTGCGCCGCACCATCGGCCCCATCGGCATGCCTGATAAGTGGGCAGAAAGCAACGTGCTACAGGGCCTGTTGGCCCCTTACACGGGCGTCGCAAAGCTTGGCGGTGCAGAGGCGGCGGTGCAAGAGCGACTTGCTCGCGCGGCGATGGACCCGAGGGACGCCGCAAGCCTGCTTGAGCAGGCGCTGAAAGACCCCAAGAAGCTTCAGGAGGTGCTGCGGTACATGCCAAGCCTAGCGCTTGGTTATGCGCAGCAGCAATAGGCGCTTGAGCCGCCCTTCTGGAAGCCACTTCTGCACAGCAAGCCGCGCAGGCAGGCAGATCAGCCCGAAGACGACAAGAGCAGCAAGAGGCTTCAGGACAACCGCTAGAGCCCATTCCATAGCCAAGAGGATAGCCCAATGTCAGCCGTCACCGACGATTCCGACCCGATGCCGCTGGACGGCAAGACGCCGCTGACGGAAGCGGAGCTTGTCGAACTGCGGCGCATCCTGCGCGATCAGGAGCGCATGCGCTGGCTCGGGCGGGTCTTGCGGCGATGGTGGCCGATGCTGGCTGGTGTGGCGAGCGCCATCTACGCCATCGCGGTTGGATGGTCGCACTTCGTGGCCTGGGCAGCAAAACAGGCGGGTGTGCGATGAGGCGATCTCATGTCTGGATCGGCCTGCTGATCTGCGTCATGTTCATGGCGGCGGTCGTGGCCTTGTTCTACGTCGAGCCGCCTGCCGGCGCGCGCGAGCCGCTGTTCATTTTGATCGGGGCGCTTGCCGCTGCGTTCGGGTCCGTGGTGGCGTTCTTCTTCGGCACTTCGGCCGGCAGTGCGGACAAGACGACGCTGCTTGCCCGCCAGGCGCAACCGCCTGCGCCGCAGGGGTGACCCATGGACAAGGGCCTAGCGCCGTTGAGCGTTGCCGGGCCTGGGCAGCCGATAGAGACGGCGCGCGGGGATGTCATGGCGCTGCTGAGTGACGAGGCGAAGGCGCTGGTTCTCGGGGAACTGCTTGACATGCGCGCCGCGGCGTCAAAGGCCGGCGGGGAACTGCTGGTGAAGTGGACCGACTCGGCAATCCGCCGCGTGGCAAGGGGCTTGTACCGCTACGAACTACGGCGCGTCGATCCCGCGGCGCATGAGGTCGATTTCGACTGCTCCACTGGGAGGGGCGCACTGTGAGTCTCAACGACCGCAGCCTGCACTACCTGCAAGGCGTGCATACCGACCTCGTGCGCGTCGTCGCGCGGGCCGCGCAGATCATCGACGAGATCGAGCCATCCTGCGGCTTCATCGTCACCGAGGGCACGCGCTCCGTGCTGCGGCAGGCGCAACTCGTGAAGGCGGGAGCCTCTCGCACGATGCAGAGCCGGCACCTGACAGGGCACGCCGTGGACCTGGCGGCTACCGTCGCCGAGGATGTGCGGTGGGAACTGAATCTCTACTACCGGGTGGCGCTGGCGATGCGCCGCGCCGCGGTGGAGACGCGCACTCCTGTCGAGTGGGGCGGCTGCTGGCTCTCCCTGCTCGGCATCGCCGACAGCGAGGACGCGATGGCGCAGGCGGTGGCGAAGTACAGCGCGCGGACCCGTGCAGCCGGCCGGCGCCCGCTGATTGACGGGCCGCACTTCCAGCTTGCGCAGGAGGCGTATCCATGACCCACACCGATCACCCCGCGCAGCATTGGGACCGCACATGCCCGGCATGCGCCGGCCTCGTCATCGACTACATGCGCCTTCGCCTGGCCATCGGCGTGCTTGGCGTCCTGCTGCCCTTCGTCCTCGTTGCCGTGGCGGGCGAGCGCGAGTCGATCTCGGCCTACTACCACTCACCTGCCCGTGACGTGTTCGTCGGCGCACTCACGGCGATTGCGTGCCTGCTGCTGGCCTATCGCGGGTATGACCGCGGCGATCGGGTCTGCTCTGCTCTGGCGGGGGTTGCGCTGCTGGTCGTGGCCTATGTGCCGGTGGGCGGGGCAACCGGGCCTTGGCACCTGGCCGGCTCGGTGGCGTTCTTCGGCTCGGTGGCCGTGCTCGCGGATCGGTTCGGGCGTGGGGGCAAGCGGCGCACGTTCAGGGGCTTGGCGCTGGGCATTGTCGGCTGCATCGCCTGGGCGACCGTGGCCGGGGTGGCGGGCGGGTCGATCTACGCGCCCGAGGCGCTGGCCGTGCTGCTGTTCGGCGCGGCGTGGATCTTCAAGGGGCGCGCTGCGTGATCCCATGGGTCCGCCTGGCTGCCGTCGCTGCTGTGTTGGCTGCGGCATTCGGCGGCGGGTGGACGGTGCGCGGCTGGCGGGCCGATGCGGCAGAGCTGGCCCGCCAGCAAGCCGAAGCCAAGGACGCCCACCGCAGGGCGGAAATCGCGCTCAGGAGCGCGCAGCAGTTCGAGGAGGTGCGTGATGCCATCCAACGCGACTTGCGGGCGTCTCGTGCCCGCCTTGCGGCTGCGCTGGCCGCTCCCGTCCCGCAGTGCCCGGCGGTGGCCGTGGGTGATGTGGTTGTGCCCGCTGCTGCTCTTGCCGGCGTGCGGGTCGCAGCCGGCGAGCAACCCGCCGACGCAGATTCCGGCGAGCCTCGACCGACCGTGCCTGTCGGGGCCGGCGCTCCCTGACCGGGACGTGACCGTGGCCGAACTGCTTGAACTGATGGCGCAGCGCGAGGCGGCGGCGAGAGAGTGCCGGGCGCGCGCGGCTGGTCTTCGGGCGGCGTGGCCGAAGTGAACCCCTGGGGCATCACAGACACCGAGGCAGCGCTGATGGATGCGCTGTGCGAGCACGGCCGGCTAGAGGCGGCGGCCGACGCGGTGGGCATCACGATCCACGCGGCGCGGTCCCGCCTGCGCTGCGCGTGCCTGCGCATGGCGGGGCACAAGCCGGGCGCGCGTCACGTCGTCGCCGCCAGGTGCGCGCCGACCATCGTCGCCTGCATCCGCTGGGCACAGTGGACCGCACAGCACGGAGGGTAGACCCATGATCGGCTTCGACTCCGCAGCCTTCCGCCGGGGCTTCTGGCGTGGCGTCCTGGCCGGTTTCGTCGCCGGCCTGATCCTCGCCATGCTGCTGGCCCCGCGATCCGCCACAGCGGCGCCGATTGCGGTCGCCAGCGACCCGAGCGGGGCGACGGTCACCCTGCACGACGAGGCAGGCATCTGCCCGGAGGGGTCGCTCCTGGCGGTGTGGCAGTCGGCCGACAAACGCCGGGCGGTGCTGGGGTGCTGGGTGGCGTCGCCGGATCGCACGGTGCGCATCGTCTATCTCGACGGCGACTCGGGGATCGTGCGGTGGTCGTCTCTGCGCAGGCCCGCGTGAGCTACGTTCTGACCTGGCTCGGCCGGCGGGGGATCGCGCAGCGCGGATCGCGCGTGGCCGAACTGCATGGACCGCCCGACCTCGGCCGGGGTCCGGTCGATGAGCTGCAATACTTCCCGGACTTAGGCGTGCGGGTGGTGCGGGAGCGGGCGATTGACCAGCGGCGCGACTTGACCATTGACGAGGAGCGGGCGGCGGTTGATCTGGTGCGCGCGTTCCACCCGAGCGGGCCAGCGCCGCTGTAGGTCAGCCGGCCGCGATCAGGTCGTACACGGCCCGGGCGCTGATGCCCAGGGCCTCGGCGACCTGTGCCGCTGTCAGCATGTCGCGCGCCGGTATCCGGTCAGGACCACCAGATCGTCTGGTGTCAGCGTGACAGGCACTGCGCCGGCCTGGGCGGCGGTCAGCATCAGAGAAAGCTCCTCGCCCCAAGCTGCCGCGGCAGATCGTCGGCCAGCGCGTGCAGTAGCTGTTTGAGCGAGCCGCGGTAGGTGACGGCCTGGCGCTCATCATCCCAGGCCCGCCACGCGATCCGGCCGCGCACCGGGTGCAGCGTCAGGCGCGGGCCACCTGCTGCGCTCAGGTCGAGCGCGATCGGCGTGCGGCAGTCGTCAGGGCCACGATCGGGGATGCCGTCCTCGCGCTCCCACTGCGCGCGCCGCTCAGCCGCCGCGTCTCGCCTCGCCGCATCGGCAACGGTGCGCACTCGCATCGCTCGAAAATGTGGCATGTGGTCTCCTGACGCTGCCTACAACACGTTAGGCGTCAGCCCTTTCACCGCCAGCGCGTACATCCGCTTTGCAAGCCCAATCGCGTAGGCTTCTTGCGCATGCACGGGCTCGCCGCACTCTGCGCCAGCCCATTCCTCCGCAATCTCGTGCAAAGCACGGCGCATGCGCTCGCGCTCCAACCATGCGTAGATCAGCTGTTGCGTTTCCCATGCGGTCAGCGGCGGGTGTTGCCCGCGTTCGCACCGGGCCAGCGCATCGCGCGCAAGGTCTTCGGTAATCTGTGCCATGTCTCGTTTCTCCACCACTGATGCCTAACTGTCGCTTCAATCGGACGGCCTTCGGCCGCCGCTTAAGCTGTCGTTAGGCGTTGAAGCCCTTCAATTCCTCGTAGCTGCGCAGCATGGCGATCACGTCGCCGCTGGACGCCGCTTGTTCGGCGCGCGTGAGTGCTTGCCGCATCAAGGTCGCGGCGAATACGCCAGTCGGGATCGCGTCATACAGCGGCAGCAGGTCGCGGACACGCTGCTGCTCGCGGGGAAGTTCGATTGCCAGGCTTGCCATGTTGATCTCCTATCTGATTCGCTACGCCTAACAAGGCGTTCAAGGCCGACACCGCTACGCGGTGCGGCTTAACTCGGTGTTAGGCCCGCTCGGGTGGCAGCTTGCGCACCTCGATCTCGTATCGGTTGCCGTGGTTGTCCGTCACCATCCGCACGGTGCCGTGCGGCGTCCAGTCCATGAGCGCGCCGATGAACTTGCTGGTGCAGTCCACCTTGCTCGCCCATGCGCCCCGGTCGCGTTTGCTCATCGTGCCGAGGTAAATGGTGTCGGTCAGCGGCGACACGCCAATGTGCAGGTCTTCCAGCTTCATACGTGTCCTCTCTGGCCCGCAGGCCTAACACTTCGCTCAAGCGGGACGCCCGCAGGCGGGCGCCCCTTAGCTCAAGCGTTAGGCCCGCAGCACGCGCCGGGCTAGTTCGTCTGCCTCATGCGGGCTCAAGATCGGACCTGTGCCCCAGGCACGGCACTCGCCAAAGTGGTGCCATGCGTTCAGCGCCGCCATGGCGCGCACGGCCTGGCGCAGTTCTTCGGCGTGCTTCCCGGCTTCATTCCAACCGTGGTCCGCGCTCGGCCAGCGGTCGGGCTTCGGCCTGCCAAGCGTGGTTCCGCCATCGCTGCGGCACTCGGCAACATCTGCGCCGCAGTGGCCGCAGCACACGCGCCACCAGCGGTAACTTGTCCCTTCGTGCAGCGTGTAGCCCTTCTGTCCGCCACACAGCGGGCACGCCACCAGCGCGCCTAACCCCTCGGTCGAGCCGAGGCCACCCGGCGTGCTGTCATTGGTCATCGTTCCTCCTGTGCCGGGTGTCCCGGCTCACCTCGATCGTTAGGCCACAAGTCGCCGCAGTACCTCCGCATACAACTCAGGCATGGAGGCTTCGGCGATCAACTCATCGAGGCTGCGACCACGCCCCCATTCGCCTTCAATTTGCACTTCAACCTGCTCTATGTACTCGCGTACAGCCTGCAAGAATTCTTTGTCGTCCATCGTCTTTCCCTTCGGCCCACAGGCCTAACCCATCATTCAACCGGACGCCATCAAGCATCCAGCACCAGCCGGCACCGGACGGGCGCCGGTTAATTCATACGTTAGGGCGCATACATACACCCGCGCAAACTATCGCAGCGCATTCGTGCTGTCGTCGTTGGCGAACAAGCCAGCCCCAAGCAGGCCGGCGCCAGCGGCTGGCGCAAGCGAGTTGAACTGAATCGTCCTGTTCAAGTTCGGGTTCGCGTTGACGTACTCACGAATCCGCTTCGCCGTATTCGGCGCTACAGACTTAAGATAGTTCGGGTCGCGCATGTAGGCGCGCACTGCCTCGGCCATCAACTCGGCGTCAGTCTGGTTCGCCGCGTAGCCTTGGCTTTTCGGCGTCATGCCGCGCCCTGGCTTGAACCAGCCGGCTGTGTTCAGGTCTTCGTAGACCCGGCCAAGCTCTTTGCTCAGCCCTTTGGTTGGAATCCGCGAGCCTCCCGGCCCAAGAACCCCAAACACAAGATCATCAATGCCGTGTCCAAGTTCGTGCTCAAACACGCGGGCGGCTTGATCGCCCTGCAAAGACTGATCGACAAACAATCGTCTGTCAGGGCCGCCGGTGTAGCGGCCCGCGTCACCCTTCAGGTCGGGGCCGGATCGTGGTACGGCTCCCCGTCTGATCCCAAGAAGGTCGGCAATCCTGAGCGAATCGCCTCTTGGGATAGCTTCGTCCACGCCGCCTCCCACTCTGCGTCCTGCGACGTATTGCGCGGAGAGAGGACGCCCGTCGATGTCAAACGCGAGTCGGCTTCCGTCCGGTCCTGCAGCGCCTTGTGGGTAGTCGGCATTAAATGGCCTCTGTGCGGTTGGCTTCGGGTCGAAAATACTCGGTGTTTTGCTTGCGCGAACATCCGAAAGTGCAGACGCAATTTTACCATTTGCAGGTGTTTCAAGCAATCGCATCAGCGCGTTTGCAGGCCTGCTTACATCGGGTTTTGCGCCAGCCAGAAGGCCCAGCAATCCGCCCGTGAAGCTGCCCGCAGTGTCGGCTGTAGAGGCTGGCGTGTCAGCCAGCAAACCGCCGCTCCGCATGCGCTCTGCAATCCACTCGCTGCCGCCCACAGGTGGCCCCAACAAGTCGGGCGGCCTGTTCAGCAGCCCCGTCTTGTGCCCAGCGTATCCGCCGCCCGCAATCAGCAGGTTTAGCAGCGCATTGCCCATATCTGCAGGTGCACCAAGCCCGCCAGCCCAAAAGCCTCGGCTTATCCCTTGCCCGTATTGCTGTAGCTGCTTCGGCCCCATGATTTACCTCACTTTTGCCTTCGCGCATTATCCGAGAATGCGCCCTAACTTGGCGGTCAAGCGGAGCCCCAACAGCCGGCCGCGCTACAGTCCATGTTCATTCTTACTTCCGCGCGGCCGGCTGTCGGTGCCCGCTTACCTTTACGTTAGGTTTCACAACAGCCCTTCCTGCACAGGCTGTCGCGGTTCTTCGGGCGGCAGTAGCGGGGCCTGCCGTTGAATCGCTTCGATCCGCTGGCATGCAATGTCGAAGTACCGGCGTTCTGCCTCAACACCGACGAAGCGCAGCCCCATCTGTGCGGCGGCAACGCCTGTCGATCCGCTGCCCATGTACGGGTCCAGCACACTGGCCGGTGTCCCTGCCTGCTCAATGCACCAGCGCATCAGCATCTCGGGCTTCTGCGCCGGGTGGTATCGCTGCTGTCCTGCAGTCACCTCATGCCGGGCGCCTTCGCCTACGCATAGGCCATCCCACAGCAGCCGGAAAATGCGCAGCGGCTGCTGGCGGTTGATCCAGGCCGCTTCACCGTCGCCCTGGTCGCGACGCTTGCCAGTCGGCACCTTGTCCCACACCAACCAGCTCCCTTCTGGCAGTCGGTCGTGAAACTTGTGCGCGCCCCACAGCACCACGGTCGGCGCCAGGCTCAGCAGCGGCGCCGGGTCAAACGGCGCATCGTCGCCCATGATGTCGGGGTACACGTTCGGGTTCACCTTCAGCTTCTTGCCGTTGCGCTGCACCACTGCGTTCTCCCGCGTGCCTCCAGCGTAGAAGGTGTTCACCTTGTAGGCTTGCCCATAAGGCGGGTCCGTCACCACGGCAGCGCAAGCGGGCAGCAGCGGCAGTAGCTCGCGGCAGTCCCCGTGCCACAGTTCCGCGTTCCCGATCACCACTTTCTCTGCCATCGTCCCTCCGAGGTGAAACCTAACACTGCGCTGCACCGGACGCCGCCGGCAAGCCGGCGTCGCCGGTGAGCTGGGCGTTCGGCGTCTTCACCACCCACGCGGCCAGCGCCGGGTCGTTCTGCGGGTAGTAGCGCTTTGCCACCACGTTCTTGGCCGGCTTCATGCTCAGTACTCTGCGCCAATACTTGCCGCACGCCAGCGCGCGCTCGTGGTTGGCTGCGCACACATAAACCGAGTTGCCGCAGGCGCGGCCCTTCTTGTCCACCGGGTAGACCTCCCACTGCAGTCGCGGCGGCGGCAGGCCCCAAAGTCGCGGGTCATCAATCACAGGTCTTTCTCCATCACGCGACACAGCCACTCGTGGCCGCAGTTGACGCAGCCGGCCTTGGTGCGGCTGCTGCTGTTGCTCTCAGTGCGCGCCGCATTGAGCCAGTGGTAGGCGTGGCGGTGGCAGCGCGGGCACCGGCGCTCCACCTTGCGCGGAAGACGCCGAACTGACGCTTCGAGCCGACCCACAACAGGCTGGCTGCATTGGTGCGCTTCGGTCATGTTTCCTCGGCCTGTTGTGGTCGGCTCAAGCTAGCGTTAGGCCCCAAAAGCGCCCGTGCGGTATCGCATGCAGCCTTGGCGCGTTCGTAGTTTTCGTCGGTGCCCCACGCCAAGACCGCTTGCAGCGCCTCACGAAGCCGCTCGTTGTCTTCTCGCATCCGGGTGCGCCCCTTCGTAAGCCCGTCCCTGGCGTACCGCAGGTCGCGCTTCAGTGCGGCGTTCTCAGCGCGCAGCCGCTCAATCTCGGCCTGCGCAGCCTTGGTGCTCACTTCCACCGTGATGTTTCCGTCAGCCATGACTAGGCCGCCTCCCACGCAGCCCGCAGTCGGGCCAAGTGCTCTTGGTTCATGTGGCCGTCTCCGAGAATCCACTCCACTGCCTGCATCAGCGGCGCGCACCGCTCGCGCTCTTCGGCCACGGCGGCATCGATGCGCTGCTGAACCACAGCCGGGCTCTCCCAGTGGCCACACTCGTAGGCGTCCACGCCGGGGCCGGCCGTGATGAGCATGCTGTTCGCCTGCCCGGCGCTCTGCGGCGGCAGCGGGCCTACGGCTGCTTCTTCGTCAGTGAGCGCATTCGGGTCGATCGGTTCTCGGCCGAGCGCCGCACACATCTGCTCGTAGATCGCGCGTGATTCTTCCTGTGAAGCTGCGACATCGGTGCGCAGCCAGCGCTCCAGGTTTTCGATGCACCGCGTCATTGCGCAGCGCAGTTCGTTGGCGTGCTTCCCGGCCTCGTTCCAGGCTTCGTGCGCTGCCGCCCACGTCTGCGGCAGGTCGGTTCCGGCCTGCGTCCTGCGGTCGCTGTGGCATTCGGCCACGCCAGCGCCGCAGGCTTTGCACTGCACCAGCCACCAGCGGTAGGTGTCGCCCTCGGCCAGCCTGTAGCCCTCGGCCTTGCCGCAGAACGGGCACGCCACTAGGCGCTCACTCACCATCAGCCACCTCGTCGAGTTGCCCGAATCCGCTGCTAGGCGCCGATTCGGTCGGGTGCGCGCATGCATGCATGCGCTGCGAGCGTTTGCAGCGCGGCGAGCATCTGCGGGGATACGTGCTTGGCCGAAGCCGGCACGATGCGCAGGCCACACAGCGCCAGGATTTCACCGGCCCGCCGTGCGTGGTCGTCGCGCCAGCGGGTGATCGTGCCGGGGTCCACGCTCAGAGCCGCAGCAACGTTCGCCTGCTTGGCGACCCGCAGTCCGTCGCGCAGCGCCGTCTCGTTGCGGCGCGCCAACTCCTGTTCGGTGGGGGTCAAGGCCATCGGCGTGCCCATCAGGCTTGCGCCCGCGCAAGATTCGCGCTGGCGGTGTTGCGTGACACCGCAAAGACCATGCCGCACAGTGCTGCCAAACAGGGAGACAAGGCCATGACCGACGACGATTGGGCGCGTGCAGCGCTCGCCTTCTGGCTCGCCCGCATCCTCGAAGAGGGTGCGCACGGAGTGGGTGCGCCGGGCGCTTGAGCTGTGAGCGCGCGGCATTACTCGGCCCGCGCTTCCAACGCCGCCGGGGAAGTGTCTTGCGGCACGCGATAGCGGTCGCACTCCGGTCCTGCGCGCAGCAGACCGGCCGTCATGGCCTCGATCTCCAACTGCCGCAACACGGGCAATTCCTCAGCCCACGCGCTGACGCTCGGCTGCTTGATGTTCAGGGCCGCGGCTACGGCAGACACCGAGCCGAAGTGTTGGATAAGGTCGGTCTTGGTCATGGCGCCACTATAGCGGTCGCTATGACAGAACGCAATAGGCACATCTATTGCCAAGACGGAAAAACTTTGTGGGTGGCATCTCTTGGCGAGCGAATCCGGGCCTTGCGCGTCGCGGCGCGCAAGTCACAGCCTGCCCTGGCCGCAGAAGTCGGTATCTCTCAGCCCTCGCTGCACAACATCGAGTCCGGCAAGACGAGGACGATTCGCGGCGCCACCCTGGCCGGCCTGTGCCGCGCCCTCAACGTGTCGCCAGAGGTGCTGCTTGGGAGCAAACGCTCCGTCTCGCAGGAGCAGGTGTTGCACGAAGCCGAAATGCTGGCGCTGTGGCGGTCGCTTTCTGAGGAAAACCGCTCGCACGTCCTAGCCGTCTCTCGCGCGCTCGCCAGCAAGCCAGGGCGAGCGCCGGCCGTGACGCCAGCCCCACCCGCACCGGCCAAAGCCGCCAGCCGCTCGCGCACGGCAACCACCGCCCACGGCGACCTGTCGGACACCTAAGTCCGCGCAACTTTTGCCGCCTTCGCCGCGGCACCCCGCCACTGTTACATCTTTCGATAGCGCCGGCTATTGCATGGAAGCATAGCGGGGGCTATGATGCATCCAGCGACTCGCTGAACGCGGCCCCGCCGGGGCCGGCGAGTCGAGGGGGATGCAGATGAGCGCGAACCTTCCGGCGCTGTGGTCCGAAGATGCCCGCGAGCGCGCCCAGGATGCGCGCGACCATTACTGCCAGCTGGCGTTCGCCGAGCTGCGCGCCGATATCGTTGCGGCGCTGATGACCGGCGGCGCCTCGCAGATCGTGCAGGCGCCCGCGTTCGGCTCGCGCGAGCCGTGGACGCTCGCCGAAGTCGTCACCGACGACATGGCCGGGCCGGATTCCCGGCTTCTTGCCGACATGCTGGCCCTCGTCGGCCAGCGTGCCCGATCGGGTGACGCGCAGGCGCTGGCGATCATCGCCGGCCTTGCCGACCGGCACGCCCACCTCCACCAAGCCGAGCGCGCCGACGAAATGCGCGCAGAGGCGGAGGAATTCGACGAGCCGTGGAGCGCCGCATGACGCGCCGCCGCACGTACTCATGCCTCGCCATTGCGCGCAGGCACCCGCGCATCTTCGCGGCGATGAGCGCGCCTGTAGGCCGCTTCGTGCCGGTTCCGAATTCGGCGGCGCAGTCGTACCACTGGCCGCAGGTCGGCCGCCACCCCAACAGCAGGAGCCCCGCATGACCGCCCGCGAGCACCCCGGTCTGTGCGACGCGCGATCCGCCGTCGCCCTGCACCCGCCGACCCGCCCGCGCTGGCTGTCGCCCCAATACCGCTTGCAGCGGCGCCTCGCGCTGCTGCTCCTCGCCTACCTGGCCGGCGCCCTGTCTGCGCTGGCGCTGATCGGAGCCTGACGATGTACCGCACGGACCACGCGCACCGCTGGCAATCCACCGACTACGTGCCGATGAGCAGCAGCTACGCGCGCACGCTGTACGACGACGCGCCGCTGATGATGACCGGCGACACCCGCCCGGCCGAGTTCGGGTGCACGAAGGACGGCGACGCGGTGCATGTGCGCCGCTCGGGCTTTGGGGTGGACATCGACACCGACGCGCTCCCGCTGGACGTGCTCGCGCAGCGTTTGGCTCCGGGCAGCATCGTCACCCAGATCGTGCCTGGCCGCTGCTACGGCGGATCGTGCCGGCAGGGCCGCTCGATCTGCACCGAGCACTGCGCCGAGCAGTCGGCGCGCGACGAGGCGGCGCGGATCGCTGGTGCCCGCATGGGCGGCGGTGATCTGGCACCTAGCGAGCCGATGCCGCTGGCCGCCAGCCGCCAAACGCCGCAGCACCGCTGGTCGCGTGCTGCTGACTACGTGGTGGCCGCGCTTTTCGCCGGCTGCCTGATCGGATGGGCGCTCGGGAGCCTGATGTGATGTTCGCCCCGACTCGCCGGTCACTGTCGCTGCTGTTCGCGCTCGACAGGTCCGAGCCAATCGTCAGCCACTGGCGCGAGCACTGCCGCGAGCAACTGGCCGAGGTGACCGAGGGCATCGCGCAACGCTACGCACAAGAGCAGGCAATCGAGGCTTTCGAGCCCTGGAATGAACGGCAACCGGCGCGGCCGTCTTAACGCGCCCAACTCTGCAATGGGGTCAACATGGGATTCACCGCAACCAAGCCAGCATCTTCGTTCACACCGCCCCCGGTCGGCATGCACGTCGCCCGCTGCTATCGCCTGATCGACCTCGGCACGCAGGCGAAGACGTACCAAGGTCAGCCCAAGGGCGAGGCCAGGAAGATCATGGCCGGCTTCGAGCTGCTCGGCGAGGAACGCATGGACGACGGCAAGCCGTACACCATCAGCCGTTCGTGGTTCCTGTCGATGCACGAGAAGGCGTCGCTTCGCCGCGACCTTGAGTCGTGGCGCGGCCGGAAGTTCACGGCCGAGGAAGAGGCCGGCTTCGACGTGTCGCGCCTGCTCGGCGCTTACTGCATGCTCAACCTCACCGAGGGCGTTGGGGCCGATGGCGAGGTGCGGGTGAACATTGCCAGCATCAACCCGCTGCCCAAGGGCATGCCGAAGCCCGCCGGCATCAACAAGGACACGATCTTTGACGCCGACGACCCGGACATGTCGTTGTTCGAGTCCTTCAGCGAGAAGCTGAAGGAGACGATCAAGACCTGCCGCGAATGGCGCATCAAGGCCAGCGGCTCGCGTCCGTCCACCACGGCGACCAAGACGCCGGCCACGGCCACGGTGGACGAGGACGAAGAAATCCCGTTCTGAGCATGGGCCGCAAACGCGATCAGTGCGTCATGGCGAATGCCTGGGGAACGATGCTGCGCGAGCTGATGGCCGGGCCGACGACCGCGCTTGAACTGGTCGCCGCGACCGGCCTTCAGCACGATACGGTCCTTGGCTACATCCGCGTCCTGCGCCGCATGCGCGTTGTCCGCGTCGCTTCGTGGGACGCGGACACGCGCGGCCGACGTGGTGTCGCGGCATACGCGCTCGGAGACGGACCTGACGCCCGCAGAACGCCGATGGCACCCATCGACATCAAGCGCGCTTACCGCAAGCGCTGCGCACAACGTGCAGCAGACCGCGCCCTTGGAGGCATCGCCGCATGACAGCACTCGAAGCGTCGTCGGTGCGCGTCAAGACCCTCGCGGACGGCACCCTTCGTGCAGAACTGGACTTCGAGCCAGCGCACGCCGCTGCGGCGTTCAGGATGCTCGGCTCTCCCGGGCAGCCTGTGGCGGTGGCTGCGCTCAAGACCGCAGCGCAACGCGAGGTCGAAGCGAGGCCCGAGAAGACGGCCAAGCCCGCGGCCGACGACAAGCCGAAAGGCGGCGCCTGGTCGCAGTGGCTGGCGCTGCGCTGCGGGGAGCGTGACTTTCAGGGCTGGATTGCCGGCCGCGAGCATGTTCTATGGGCCGGGCTTGCGGCGCAGCACCCAGACGCGAAGGAACGCGCCGCAGAGACGTGCCGCCGCGTCTGCGAGGTTTCCAGCCGCGCAGACATCGACAACGACCCCAAGGCCCTGGCGCGCTTCCAAGAGCGCATCCGTGGGCCATGGAGCAAGCACTACGGGAGCACGCAAGCATGACAAGTCTCTATGTGCTGTCGCACGAATACCGCACGCTCGCCATGCGGCTTGCCGACACCGACCTTGACGATCAGACCATCGCCGACACGCTGGAAGCCGAAGCCGGTGATCTGGAAGCGAAGTGCACCGCTACGGCGATGGTGTGCCGGAACATCGAAGCCACGGCCGCCGCGATCAAGGAAGCCGAAGGCGAAATGAAGCGCCGCCGCGAGGCGATGGAACGCAGGGCCGAAGCACTCAGGCGCTACCTGCTGGAAAGCATGCTGCACGCGGGAATCCGGCGAGTGGATCACCCGATGTTGTCGCTTGCCATCAAGGGCAAGGCCGCGAGCGTGCAGATCATCGACGAGGCGCAAGTGCCGGCGGAATTCTTCGATCAACCGCCGGCCCCACCGCCGAAGGTGAGCAAGAGCCGGATTGCCGCCGCGATCAAAGCCGGCCGCGATGTGCCTGGCGCGAAGTTGGGCGATGACGATAAGCGATTAGAGGTCGCATGACCATCGCCGAACTGCGCGGCTGGCTGGCATCGCCATCAAGGAGTCGGGTGGGGCGCGAAAGGATGAAGGCCATGAAAAGCGAGTTTGCGGAGTGGTTCAAGGCGCAGCACGGCCCGCGTGGAAACCGGCTGCTGGCGGGCCACTCAGATCAGAGGCTGCGCGACGAAGTGCAGCTCGGCAAGGTGGCGGCAGCCGAACTTGAGGCGCGCACATTGGCGCAAGAGGGCTAACGATCGAGCTAACTTGGACCCAACGGCGTGAACACAGTAACCGAAGCGCCTCACGGCAGCCCGCTGTTGGGGCTCAAGTTGAGCGAGGGGTTACGACGAAAGGACGATATGCAGACCGTGACGATGTACGAAGCCGATGACGGCAAACAGTTCCGCACCGAAGCGCTCTGCTTGGAGTACGATCAGCAGTGCGCCGACTTGGCCGCCGCAAACGACATGCTGAATAACGGCGCAACGCTGATGGCCGCGCTGACTAGGACACACCAGACGCGGCCGTGGTGGGACAGCGGCCTGAGCGTGGAAGACAAGGTGATTCTGATGAAGACCACCAAGGACACCGGCTTTGTCGTGAGCCACTGGCGGTGCAGCGACAAGCCGGGATACAAGCCGTGCGGGCTGAACCACGCCGGCCAGGTGCGCCTTTGGGGCGATGCCGGGTGCTGGAGCGGGCCATACGGCAACTGGGTGGGCCTGGCGGATTTGCTGCGCTACGCACGCAACACTGTGCGCGAGCATGCCCAACGTCGAAGCTCAGGGGCCGAACCCTGCGCGGTGATTCGTGGACAACCTTGGCCGGAGCGAGGATGACGATGGAAGTGAAGCGATTCAGCAAGGCTCGCGCACTGGAAGCGCTCGATGCTCGCGCAGAGCGCATTGCGAAAGAGCAGCGATTCGACCGTAGCAACGGCACGTCGCAACTGTCGCCGAGCGGAACAAGCGAAGCGGAGTGCTCGCGCATTGAGCGCGCGGTTCAGTACGGTCGCATGCGCGCCTTTGAAGAATTCGGCTGCGCAATCGAAGAAGGCTTCAGGTTTGAGGCCTAACGCAGAGTTCAGCGGGAGCCAACGGCCGTGACGACCTGGAGCAGCGCACCAATGCGGAGAGCCGTTGGCTCTCCGCTGCAACGACGTGTTAGCCGCGTGGTTGCGCGCGTCTGCTGGCAGGCCGCGACAGCCACTCGCGCAGCGCCGCAACGCCGCCACGGGCCTGCAGTTCGGACCAGTGCTCGTCGCTCAGGCGCATGGTTCGGACTGGCGCCTCGGTGCTGGCGCCAGGCGGCAGGGGCGGGCGGCCCCGGCGCTTGGGCTGGGGGGCTTGGCTCACTGCGCGTACTCCAGATTCCAGCCGTTGCCCCACAGCGCATAGATGCCATCATCAGCCGCATCTTGCGACGCGAACCGGTGCCCGGTGTCTTCGCCGCTGTTGGTCATGATCCCGTAGCGCCCGGCATCGTCCACAAAGATGGACAGCGCGACGCGCTCTCCAGGCTGATCGTTGTGGTCGATGGTGGCGACGTTGGCGGCGACTACTTGCATGCTGTCTCTCCAGGTTGCCGGCTCCGATGCGGTGCCGATGGAGATAAATGTAATACGGACAATATGGTGGCGCAAGGACTTTTTTGTAACACGCGCAAAGCGGCTAACACGTAGTTATCACAACCATGCAAAGTCGGCCGCCACTACCGCAGCCGCTGGGCTCATGCGAACACGCCCGAGGCCCTGCGCCGCCGCCGCGCCGCAGCGGATGCGCGCCGCGAGGCCTTGGCCGCGACGCTGCCGCCAATCCCTGACGACCCGGCGCCGCTGTCGGTGTGGCAGCGCATCGAGGTTGTGCTCTACGTGCCCACGTCTGGCCGGTGCGACCAGCATGCGGTGGAGATCGACGGCGTGCGCATGGGGCTGCTGTCGGCCTCGCAGATCGGCGTGCGCGTGCGCGAGCTGGTGCACAAGCGTCCGAGCGTGGCGCTGATGGCGGAGGTCCGCGCGTGAGTTCTGCCCGCTCGCCACTGCGCGCGTCGGCCACGGTAGCTGTCCCCAGGCCGATCAAGTGCCACGGCTGCCAGGCGCAATTCGTGCGCGTGCGCCCCTTGCAAATCGCCCGGATCGCGGCATCTACGGCCATGCCCGAGTAAACCGCCGCCCGGCCACTGTCCGGTGTTGACTCGGCGTTCACTGTGTGGTGTAATGCCGGCGTGGAAGCACTGAAGCAGTACCTCAAGGGCCTTGGCACAGTGGACGAGCGCGAGGCGTTCGCCAGGCGATGCGGCACGTCGCTCGGCCACATGCGCAATGTGATCTACAGCAAGCCGCCGACGGAAAAGACGTTCGCGCCTGCGCTGGCGGTCAGCATCGAACGGGAGTCCGGGCGCGTGGTGCGTCGGTGGGACTTGCGGCCAGCGGACTGGTCGGCCATATGGCCCGAGCTGATCGACGCCGAAGCCCCCGCCACCGGCCCCGGGGAGCTTGCGGCATGAGCACAAGCACGCTGCTCGCGCTCGTGGAAATGGTCCTGCGCAGCTACGTCGCCAAGAAGCAGCGCCAGGCAATCCTCGTCGCGAAGGCCCCGCAGATCAATCCACCGGCACCGGATAGCCAATGGAGCGACCTGTGAGCACACCGGGCACGCCGATTTCCTCATCCGCAATCGAGGGGATGAACACGACCCGCCTGCGGCCGATCAAGTGCCGCGCATGTGGTGGCCTGTTCGCCCGCGTTCGGCCGATGCAGGTGGCGTGCTCGCTGCCGTGCTCTATCCGTGTCGCGCAGGCGCTCCGAGCCAAGCAGGAGAGGCGCGATGCAACAGAGGCCCGCCGAGCGCGAGCCAAGGCGCTGCTCGCCATCAAACCGCGCGCCAAGCTCATTGCCGAGGCTCAGGCAGCGGTGAATCGCTACGTGCGCCTGCGCGACGCCGCGCTGCCGTGCATCAGCTGCCAGCGCCACCACGGCGGCAAGTGGAACGCCGGCCACTACCGCAGTACTGCCGCCGCGCCCGAGCTGCGCTTTGAACTCGACAACGTACACAAGCAGTGCGAGCCGTGCAACACGCACCTCAGCGGCAACCTCATCGCCTACCGCGCGGGCCTGCTTGAGCGCATCGGCCCCGAGCGCCTTGCCGCCATCGAAGGCCCGCACCCGCCGCGCAAGTGGTCGCGGGAAGAGCTGATTGCCATGCGCCAGCGGTTCGCGGCGATGGCGAAGGAACTGGAAGCGAGGAATCCGACTTGAACGCTCCGTTGCTCAAGTACGAGGCGGCATGCCTTGCCCTGGCCGAGTGCAGGGCCGTCGATGAAGTCAAGACGTGGGAGACGTGGGCCGACAAGGCGGCTGCCATGCAGGCTTACGGGCGCATGGCAAACGACAAGACGCTTGAGCTGGACGCGAGCGAAATCCGGCTGCGGGCCGAACGCCGACTCGGCGAGTTGCTGGCGGCGCAGAAAGCCGGGGATGGCCTGAACCGCGGCGCCCAGATGACCGGAAACAAAGCCGGGGCTGGCCAAGGTTCACCGGCGGTCGTTGCCGACGACCGCCGGCCAAAGTTGGCCGACGCCGGCATCAGCAAAGACCTTTCCAGCCGGGCGCAGAAGCTTGCCGCGGTGCCGGCCGGCGAGTTCGAGGCCGCCCTGGCCGAGAAGCGCGAGGCCCAATCGCGCGAGGGCGCGCGGGTAACGGCCAGGCTGCTCAAGCGTGGGGCAGAGAAGCTTGCCGAAGATGAGGACGAAGGCCCGAGCGCCGCGGAGATGGCCGAGGCCGCCGCCGCCGAGCGCGACGACGCCGAGCGCGTGCGCGTGCTGCTGGACTCCGACGAGCCGCTTAAGGCCATGACCGAGCGGTGCGCGCAGTTGCAGGCCGAGGTGCGCATCCTGAAGGCGCGGGTCAACGGGTTGACGAACGAGGCCGCGCAGGCGGTGCGGCTGGCGAAGAACTGGCGCCTGAAGTTCGAGAAGTTGGAGCGCGCCGCGGCATGAGCGCCGAGCGTCTTTTCACGGACGACGCGCCGAACTACGCTTCGGCGACGTTCCCGCCGCCGCGGCCGTTTCAGGAGACGGCGCACGAGTCACTGCGCGCCGGCCTGCGTGCCGGTCATCGGTGCCAAGTCATCATGGCCCCGACCGGAGCCGGCAAGAGCTATCTTGGACTGCGCATCGCGCATGAGGCGCTCTTGCGTGGCAAGAAAGCCGTCTTTGTCTGCGACAGAACAACTCTCATCAATCAGACGAGCGAGGCGGCCGACAGGTACGGCCTATCCGCTCATGGTGTCATGCAGGCGGCGCACTGGCGCGCAGACCGCTTCATGCCGTTTCAGATCGCCAGTGCGCAGACGATTGCGCGGCGCGAGTGGCCCGATGCCGATGTCATCATCATCGACGAGTGCCACACCCAATTGAAGGCGTGGACCGAGCACATTCCGACGTGTCGGGCCGCTGTTGTTGGGTTGTCCGCTACGCCGTTTAGCGACGGGCTCGGCAAGCTGTTCTCGCGGCTCATCAACGCGACAACGATGCACGACCTTACGGCGAGCGGTGTGCTCGTGCCGATGAAAGTCTTGTCGTGCACGACGCCTGACATGGCCGGCGCCGAGACGCGAGGCGGCGAGTGGACCGAGCGCGCTGCCGAAGAGCGCGGCATGCAAATCATCGGCGACGTGGTGAGCGAGTGGGCGCGCCACGGGCAGCACCGCAAGACCATCGTCTTCGGGGCGACCATCGCGCACTGCGAGGAGCTGTGCCGGCAGTTCAACGAGGCCGGAATCATGGCTGCGGTGTTCACCTCGCAGACCACGGACACCGAGCGCGTGTCCTTGCTAAAGGAGTACCGCAAGCGCGATTCATCGTTGCGCGTGCTTATCTCCGTCGAGGCGCTGGCTAAGGGTTTCGACGTGCCCGACGTGGGTTGCGTCGTTGACTGCCGACCGCTACGCAAGAGCCTATCGACGGCAATCCAGATGTGGGGCCGAGGGCTGCGCTCGTCGCCAGAGACAGGCAAGACCGATTGCATCCTGCTGGATCACTGCATTGCCAGCGGCCAGCGCGTGCTAACGAACGCTGGCCTTGTTCCAATTGAGCAAGTTACCAAAGAACATTTGCTCTGGGATGGAGTCGAATTTGTTAGTCACGGTGGAGTGGTCTCGCGTGGAATTCGACCAATCATCCGATACGCCGGCCTTGCCGCAACCGCAGATCACCCTGTCCAAACAGCGCTTGGCTGGCGCACGCTTGGGCAGTGTGCCGACGAACAGATCCCCGTTGTCACGACCGGAGTTGGTCGGACAGCGCTTCGGGAGCGTGACCGTTATTTCACCGGACGTTCTGTGGCTTGGGCCTCGGGAGCGGCGATTCATTCATGTGCTTTGCGAGTGCGTCGGCTGTGGCTATCGGTCCGTAATCTCGCTGTCGAACTTACGCAACGGGCGGACTCTTGGCTGCCGCGCATGCAATCAGCCGAAGCGGTTCCCGAGCTGGCTCTATGCGCGAGCGGCGTCGATGCGTCGCCGCTGCATGGTGAAGAAGGATCGCAGGTATCCAGACTATGGCGGCAGGGGGATCGAGTTCCGTTTCGGCTCCGCGACCATGTGCGCTCTTTGGATCGCGGAGAACTTGGGCATACCGGAGCAGGCGGAGTTTCTTCACCTGGACCGCATCGACAACGACGGCCACTACGAGCCGGGGAATATTCGGTGGGCGACGCCATCCCTGAATCTGTCGAACACGCGGCGCACGCGGTGGCTGCCGCTGATGCACAAGTTCAAGATGCTGCACCCGGAAGTGCGGTACGCAGATACAACGCTGCGCTCGCTGCTTTCGGAAGGCTTGTCCTTCGAGCAAATCGTGGCGCGGTGGAAGGCGCCGAGCCAGAAGCCGAAGGGCAAGTATGGGACGTGCTCAACTGCGGACCCCGCAATCGCTTCACTTGTGAGGGACTGCTAGTCCACAACTCAGGCAACGTCATCCGCTTCCGCGAGGACTTCGAGCGCATCTATTTTGACGGGCTGGATGCTCTTGATGCTGGCGAGAAACTGGACAAAGCCATCCGCAAGGAGCCGGAGGAAGAAAGCAAGGCGAAGGCGTGCCCGTCCTGCGGCTACAAGCCGTTTACGCGACGCTGCATGGCCTGCGGGCATGAGCGGCAGTCGGTGGCGCTTGTCGAGGCGCAGGCCGGCGAGATGCGCGAAGTCGTGATGCTTGGCGGCAAGCGCATGGGGGATGACCGCGCGCATGTGTGGGCGCAGGCTGCTACTTACGCCAGGGCGCACAGTGCACCAGCGAAGCAGCAAGGCCGCGCCTCGAACATCTACCGCGACATCACCGGCCAGTGGCCGCCGCGCGGTTGGCATGTTGACAGCACGCCTGGCGTCGAGATTACACGTCCGGTCCTGAACAAGATTCGCGCGAACAACATCGCGTGGAGCAAGAGCCGTCAGAAGGTGGCCGCCTGATGGATTTCGTCGCCTTCTGCCGCGGACACGGGCTGTTGATCGACAGCCCGCCACCGTTGGGCTGTTGGGTGCGCTATCCAACAGAGGATCACCCGAGGAAGAAGAACGGCGCAGCGAAGTACCTGGGCGATATCGGGTGGGTTCAGAACCACGCCATGAGCACCGAGGTTGCGACGTGGAGACCTGACGCTGACGCGCCGCAGGTTGACAGGCAGCAGATAGCAAACAGAGCGGCCGAGTTTGAACGGCGGATGCGTGACGGGTGGCTGCGGGCCGCCAAGCGCGCGCAGCAACTGATCGCCGAGAGCAAGCCAGATGAACACCCGTACCTGAAGATCAAGGGCCTCCGAGACAGTCTCGGCTTGTGCCACGGCGACGCTTTGGTCGTGCCGATGCGCAACTGGCGCACGAACGAGATTCAGGGCGCCCAGGTCATCCGCTGGCTTCCAGACGAACGCAAGTATGAAAAGAAGATGCTGCCCGGCATGCGCGCCAAGGGCGCCGTCTTCCGGCTCGGCAACGCATCGCGCAGGACGTGGTTGGTCGAGGGCTATGCGACAGGGCTGAGCGTGCACGCGGCCCTCACGCTCATGCGTCTTCCAGACGCGGTGCTGGTGTGCTTCTCGGCCGGGAATCTTGTCTACGTTGCGGGAGAGATGGGCACCAAGGAGTGCGCCGTGTTCGCGGACAACGACGAAAGCGGGGCCGGCGAGAAGGCGGCTCTAGACAGCGGGCGGCCGTATTGCATGGCTCCTGTCGTTGGCTGGGACGCGAACGACATGCACGCCAAGCGAGGTGTCTACGAAGTCGCGGCGCTGATGCAGCGGCTTGTCGTTCCAAAGGGCCAACCGCCATGAGCTGCGAACGCCGTACGCGCCGCGGAAAGGTCATCGCCCTGCATGGGGCCGAGCGCAGGAAACACCGGGGGCATCCGCCGCCTCGCATCAAGCGGAACCGAGCGCGGCTCACGCGAGCCAGGGTGCAACTCCCTCCAACGTCTCGGCGGCTGGCGTATCGGCCCACGGCCGGGGGCTCTATCAGGAGCACGGTGGGCATCCGGGCAACCGGGGTGGCGCTCGAACCCCTCCAATACCCCCATACCGTATCCAGCCGGCCAGGGGGTAGGGGGGCGTTTGGGTGGAAGGAGGGATTGGGATGGCTTTGGATGTTTGCCAGGAGTGCGCCACCGCTGCGCGCAAGCCATGGGGGGTATACATGACCGGATGCAGTGAATGCAGGGCGCGGATGCTTGCTCACTCGCCGTCGTTCCACGCGTCGCGCAAGGCCGAGAAGCTGACTCCCGCCTATCGGGCAGCACTTGCCATGGTCCGCACAGACGGGGAGTCCCTGGAATCCGCTCACCAGCGGGTCAGGCAGTGGGAACGGCGGATCAAGGAGGTCCAGTGAAAAACCCGTGGAGCCTGACCACCGCCGAAACCGAGGTCATGGACTTCTTCATCGTCACCGGCTGCCGCAAGGGCGTTGCCAAGCAGCGCGACTGCTCAACCAAGGTCGTCGATGCGCTGCTTGAAAAGATTCGCCGGCGCATGAGGCTGCGCGACCCGAAGCTGACCAACACGACGCTTTGCGTGCTGGCGTGGCGCGACTGGCGCGTTGCCGGCGATGCGGCGGCCATGGCGCGGTAGGCGGTCAATGCTTGACATCGCGTTAGTCGGCCTCGTGGTGGCCGCTACTCACCTGGGCGACATGAACGACGGCGCCAAGCGGGCCATGTTCACGCCAGGCCTGTACGCGGTCTTGCAATCTGGCCTCACGCTCGGCGCGTACAAGAACACGCTTGGCCGGCCATCGGTGCAGATCGGCTACACACACGCCGCATCAGGAAGCCGTGTCGCGCTTTCCGCTGGCCTGGTCACAGGCTACCCAGGGACGAAGACCGGCTATTCGCACGAGCCATCAAGCCGCTATCCGCTGCCATACGTGGCGGTCAGCTATCGGTTCGGGGAATCTTCCGGTATGCGCGTAATCGCAATGCCGCAGCGGACAATCCCGCTGGCGTTTGCGTATGAGGTGAGGTGATGCCAAGCACCAACACAGTGCCGGAAAGTGCCGGCCGAAAAAAGCCACCGGGCGGCAGCCGAAAGGGCATCCCGAACAAGGCGACAAAGCAGCTCAAGGACATGATCCTTGGCGCGCTCGAAGGTGTCGGCGGAGAGGAATACCTGATGGGCTGTGCCCGCGACCCGAAGACCGCCGCCGCGTTCCTCACGCTTATCGGCAAGGTGCTGCCAACCACGCTGCAAGGCCCTGGCCCGAACGGCGAGCACGTCTTCTCGCGCATCGTCCGCGAGGTCGTCGAGACGTAGTGAGAGAACTGCGCATCAAAACAGCGCGGGTCTTCGTCCCGCTGCTTCAGCCGGCCCGGTACAAGGGCGCGTGGGGTGGGCGCGGATCAGGCAAGTCGCACTTCTTCGCCGAAAAGCTGATCGAGGACTGCCTTGCCGAGCCGGGCGACAACGGCGGCGAGGGCATGCGAGCCGTCTGCATTCGTGAGGTGCAAAAGGACTTGGCGCAGTCGTCGAAGCTGCTGATCGAGTCCAAGCTTTCCGCGTTTGGCATCGGCGAGGCGGACGGCTTCAAGGTCTTCAAGAGCGAGATTCAGACCCCCGGCGATGGGCTCATCATCTTCAAGGGAATGCAGGACTACACCGCCGATTCGATCAAGTCGCTAGAAGGCTTCAAGCGGGCGTGGTGGGAGGAAGCGCAGACCGCAACGGCGCATTCCCTGGCGCTTCTCAGACCGACGCTGCGGGCCGATGGCGCTGAACGGTGGTTCTCGTGGAACCCGCGGCGACGTTCGGACCCAATCGAAAAGCTGCTACGCAGTTCCGAACTGCCGGCCGGCGCTGTCGTCGTGCGGGCGAACTGGAAAGACAACCCGTGGCGGACGGCCGAGCTGGATCAGGAGCGGCTTGACTGCCTACGCATGACGCCCGAGCAGTACCCGCACGTTTGGGAAGGCGAGTATGCGACGGCGCTGGAAGGCGCTTACTTTGCGCAGGCGCTGGCCGAGGCGCAGTTGCAGGGCCGCATTGGGCGAGTGGCAGCCGATCCACTGTTCGGCCTGCGCGCGTTCTGCGACATCGGCGGGACGGGAGCGCGGGCGGATGCGTTTGCTTTGTGGGTGGCGCAGTTCGTCGGGCGCGAAATCCGCGTGCTCGACTATTACGAAGCCGTAGGGCAGCCGCTGGCCGCTCACCTCGAATGGCTGCGCTCGCGCGGGTACGGGCCGGGCAAGATCAGCCTGTGGCTACCGCACGACGCAAGGTGCACGCGGTGAGCTACCAAAGCGCGATCAGCCAGGCGGGCTATGCGTGCGAGGTCGTGCCGAATCAAGGCGCAGGGGCGGCAAAGCAGCGCGTTGAAGCGGCTCGCCGTCTGTTCCCGCGGATGTGGTTCAACGCCGACACGACCGAGGCCGGGCGCGATGCGTTGGGTTGGTATCACGAGAAGCGCGACGCGGCGAGAAACATCGGGCTAGGCCCCGAGCACGATTGGTCAAGCCACGCGGCCGATGCGTTCGGGCTCATGTGCATTGCGCACGAGGAGCCAAGCTCAACGGCAATGGAGCCGATCAGGTATCGGCATCGGAGGATTGCATGACGCACGACGACATCGCCCTAGCCATCCGCATGATAGCCCGCGGCCAGATCAACCATGAGGCGGTGCAAGCGCTGTCCGCCGAACTGGCGCGCGTGCTCGCAGACGCCGGCCTGCGCGAAGTGGTCGAAGCGCAGGAAATCGCCGATCCTGCGCCAAAGAAACCTGATAGCATTCCGCTATCGCGTCCCAAGAAGCGATAGCCGGCGCATATTGCGCCGGCTGCCCTCTCCGCGAGGTGTACCGGCGTGAAGATGACCGAGGCGGAACTTCTGCAATTCCTCGAAGGCCAGGCTGACGGGGCGTTTCGCTATTGGTCCGGCAAGCAGGCCGAAGACCGGGAAAGAGCGCTGCGCGAGTACCTGCGCGAGCCCTACGGCAACGAGGAAGACGGCCGCTCTGCTGTTGTGGCGTCCGATGTCTTCGATCTGGTCGAGGGCA